TTCTGTTATAAACAGATTCTTTTAAAAACTTACTTAACTTTTCAACTTCTTTATAGTCTTCTCTATTTTATTTAACGATACTGATTCATTTTGTTCCATAGAAGCGATTTTTTTCATAGCCGATGGAGTATAAGATAAAATTCCTTTCATTAAAAATTTAATTTCATTAACAACTTCTTTAACCGTATTGAATCTAAATATTTTTTCGATAAATCCATTTATGATAGACTTAACAGACACATCACCTTCCGTCTCCGCATCTTTTAATAAATCTTCGATGTCTTTAGATAAAACATTAAAATCTTCGATATCTTTTTTACTGGCATCTTTTCTATAATCATCTCTAACTGATTTTGACATCTTAGATAATAATTTTTTACCAGATTTAACAGAATCTAATTTAGTTAATTCATCAGTAAATATTTCATAATTATTTGGTCTATTAATATCAATAAATGATTGATCAAATTTAATCGTTGAATTATCTAATAAATCTTTATATTCGATTAATTTTTTATAAGTCGCTTCTATTTCTTCGAATGGAATAGATTCTACAAAATAAAAATAAGCAAAGTTATATACATAACCAGGATTTTTTTCTAAAAGTTTTTTGATTTTCTCAAAATCTGGATTTTTTTCAATCGATTTAAGTTCTTCTTCTCTTAGTTTTATATTCCCTATTTCTTTTTTAATAGTTTCTAAATCTTCACCACTAAAATCATTAAAATATAAAGCTCTTTTACCGTCTTTTAATTTATTATCTAATTCTTTATTGATAAGTTTTTTTGAATTAGCAACTCTTGTTATTAATTCAATTTCCTTCAATAATTTTTTACCAGCAGCGACATTTTCATTTAACGATACTGATTCATTTCTTTTTGATTTAAAATCACTAAACTTTAACAAATTCATAATTATTTTTTTATTTTTTTTTATCGATATAATTTTCTATTATTCTGTTATAAACAGATTCTTTTAAAAACTTACTTAACTTTTCAACTTCTTTATAGTCTTCTCTATCCAAAGCATCATCGATAAGATCATTTAATTGAGAATTAGACATTTTTGAATAATCTGATTCTTCCGATTCTTCTTCGTCTTCACCACCAGTAGAAGCTAATCTAATCATTTTGTCTATATCAGATTCTGGTTCATATTCAGTTTCTTTTTGAGACTGTTCCCATTCAGTCAAATCCCTTTCATATTGTTCCATAGAAGCAATAAATTCATCTATCATAGAATCGATTTTTTTCCTAGCCGATGGAGTAGAAGATAAAATTCCTTTCATTAAAAATAAAAAGTCCTCAGCGTCCATTTCCATAAGTGCCATCCAAATATATTCTCTAATATTTGGGTATCTATCTACTTTAGGATTTATATTTACAAAATCTCTTAACTCAGCAGCTACTTCTGATCCATATTTAAATTCATCTGCCTCATCAGCAAAAGATGAAGTTTGAGATTTAACTATTTGAGCAATTTCAGGATCTTTTGATATACCAGGAGTGGATAAATATTCATAAACTGCTTTAACAGATTCGTGAATCAACATAACGAAATCAACTCCAACAACTCTTAAAACAGGAGTGAAATCTTCTGGTTCACCACCTTCTCCACCACCTTCTTCACCATCTTCATCATCACCATCCCAATCTATATGACAAGCTCCAGCAAACCCTCCCGGATGTTGGTTCTTCATCTCTACTCTATGTTCGGTTGGAATGAACCAATCCAATGCTTTACCCAATTCAGTTATTCTAATTAAATTTTGAATATAAACTTCACCTTCTTGTTCTCCGAAAATTCGTTTAATTCTATTTACACATTCAGGTATTTCAATAACAGTTTTAACGTTAAGTGCTTCTCCTTGTATAATTAGATTAGCAATTTTTCTTTTATCCGTTTCTAATTTAATTTTTCTTTCCAAATCCTCAGGGATTTCCGGAACTTCTTGTTCTTCTTCCTCCTCTTCCTCGTCTTTTTGTTTTTTTGGTTTGTTTGATTTTTTAGTCATGTCATCTAAGAAATCTTTAACATCCTTACCAGAATCAACCAATTTAATATCCATTTCAACATCACCTAAAACATCACCATATAAATGATTAATTAAATCTAAAGCTAATTTTTCTAATTCTTTTTCTTTACCTTTTGTTTTTCTAGATAGATATGATTGAATACGTTGAATTTCCCCACCGACTTGCATCGGATTAATTCTACCATAAATAGCATCTTTTTGTCTTTTTATTTTACCCAAAAAGTTCTCACCTTCACCATCTTCACCAGGAAGTCCTAAATTACCTTTTAATTCAGCTTCCATAAGATCACCGATTCGTTTAACTTGAATAGTAACAGGATTCGACCAATCAAATATTCTAAGTCTTTCAATCTCATTAATATCGGATTGATCCAATGGATCTGGACCAGATACCATAATATCAAATAAATCAAACAATGCTAATTCATCTATCATAGATTCGGCAGTTTCTTTATCTTTAACGATAAATCTATTTTTAGAATCGTTTTGAACATAATCTGTTCCTGTTTCAAACCCCACCCCTTTTAGAAAAGTGTATATATTAGCACGTTTAATAGTATCTAATTGTCTTTTTCTAGATTCTTCGTGGGTTTGTTCGTTTAGTTTTTTAAATTCTTTGAAATTTTTCATATCGTTTATAAATATTTTTTAATCGATTCTCCTTTTTTATTCATCAATTCAATAAATCTTTTAGCGACATCTTCTGCCTTTGGAGCTGGATCAACAGATGGTCTAACTATTTTACCTGGTTTAACAGGTTTAGGTATAGTACCGGGTTTAATAGTTGGTTTTGAAGGGGCTTCTGATTCAAAAAACTTTTTGAAATTATTTAAATACTTCATATAACTGTCTTAATTTTTTATTATATATTAAAACAAAAATCTCAGTTTTAGATTTTTATTAATTAATATATAATAAAAAAAAAATAAATCAAATGGATAAGTTTAGTGATATTAAAAAAACACATAAAGTAGTTTTACCAAAAAAATCAGAACCGATTATAAAAGAATCTATTACATTAAAACCAGTAGAAAAATTCTTTTCAAAACTATTCGAATCAAGAGAAATGGCACATATCTATCATCTACAAACGCGAGGTGAACAAGGTTCATATGCTAAACATATGGCACTTGGTTCTTACTATGAAGAAGTTATTGAATTAGTCGATGATTTAATAGAAGTTTATATGGGACAATATGGGGTAGTTGAAAATTATGATATAATCGATACATCAGTGACTAAAAAATTAGACAGTGTAGATTATTTCGAAGATTTAGCAGAAACTATTAAAAAGGATAAATCTATTAGTAAAGAAGATACTCACTTACATTCAATAATCGATGACATTCTTTGTTTAATCTACAAAACATTGTATAAGTTAAAATACAACAAATAAAGAAAAACCACTCAATTGAGTGGTTTTTTTATTTAATTTTTTCCCTACCGTTTTCTTTATAAGAAGTTAGATTGGCTTGTATCTTATCTAAATTATATAAACAAGTTTCTAAATCACTTTTAAGAACTTGTAAAGTAAAAACCGAATCATCGATTTGATCGTTATATTTTACTGATTTACTTTTAAATCTAGACAAAACATTATTTATATTATTCAAAGATATTAATTTAGAAGAAATATAATCTTCTATTTCATTCAGTTCTTTTCCGATATCATCGATTTTCTCAAAATCAATTTCAGATTGTACAGCTTCAGTAAATTTCTTCATTATCGTTTTTATTTTTTAATATATATTAAATATGAGAATTAAAAGATTTAAAGAATACGAGAAAATTAATGAAACATCGGAATTCAATCTACAAAGAATGGTTCCTGATACAGCACCCAATGCTATATGGCCAGTAGATAATCCACAATTATCAATGAATGCTTATGATAGTAAACAAAGTGCTATATCAAATGCAGTTGCTAGAGTAAATGATATTTTATTTTCTTTATCTAGGACAAATACATTAAATAAATTAAGATCATCGATTGCATTAGAAGAACAGGATATACAATCTCTTACTATACAAAGAATTTTAAAAAACGGAGTTTCTTATGATGTTTATATTCGTTTTATTATAGAAAGTAAAGAATATTGGGGGGTGGTTTGTGATATTACAGGAAGCAATACAAATGTTAAATCAGAGGTTTTTAAAGATCATGAATTAATACAAACTCCTGAATGGGTTATTAAAACAAAAGGAACTATTGTTAAGTATATTAAAGAATGGATGACTCCGAAAAGTGGGAATTATAAATTACTAAACAAAGAAGTTGTTTGTTATTCCAGAGAAACTGGAAATATGTTAAAAATGAACAAAGATATAGTTATTGAGATTGTTCGTTCTAATCGAAACGAAATCACTGTTAAATATAAAAACGATTATTATAAACTAATCGATGATAATTTTGTTTATTTTAATTGGTGGTTTGAACCTGTGTAAAAAAAAAATATAGATATGAAAAACATTAAAAAATTCGAATCGTTTGAAATTGAAAATAGTTCTGATATGAAAAATTGGACAGTTAAAAATAGTTCAGATGTTAAAAATTGGTCCGCTGATTATCATGTGAACAAAGAAAAAGGTTATATTCCAGTTGCGATTGGAATGAACGGATTTGAAGAAGTTCCTGCTGAGAAATACGATTATAGATATAAAAACTACTATTGGATAGAATCGACTAAATTAGATGAATTGAATAATAAAAGGAATCTATATATAGGATTAGAAAAAGAATTTAAAGATTTTTTCAAATCTATACAAGTTTAGAAAATTATATTTTTATATAGGTTCGGAAGTTAATTATATCAGTTTATTATTTTATAATATTACTAAATTATTCCGTTATTTCCACTCCCTAACTTTCTTTCCAATATCTTTATTCCTACTTGAGTATAACCACCGTTATAATCGTTTTGTTTCGCTCCACCAAAGGCAACTAGATATCTACATCCAGATGGAATAATAGTACTTATACTACATCCATTTATAGTACCAGTACGATTTTCAGTGGGTGTATATGATGTACCACCATTTTTAGTATATGTAAAGAATTCTCTAGAATCTATTAGAGAAGCAGATCTACGATATTGATTAGTACCTATTCCAATCTCAACATAAATATACACCAACGCCATAAATACTGCTCTATCAGGTCTTGCAAAAACAGTTATTACACGATCATAATTAACATCATCTAATGTAGCATTTGTTACACTAGGTCCACTAAGTGTAGTAGTTGTGGGTAAAATAAAAAATTCTTCATTTTCCTCTAATGTATTTTCAGTCAAAAAATATTCACTTAAGTTAGAACCACCAGGATTGGAGTATCCGTTTTGTACAAATCCAAACCAAGGTTTATATTGATTAGGAGATAATCCAGTTGTATCAATTTCTATATAGTCCGCAATATGAAGTTGAGTAAGTATAGGTTTTACCATCTGAACGTTATTATTTAGAGCCACTACAGAATCATTAATGTAAACAGATTCATCAACTTCTAATGTATTTGTATTACTTCCTTTCGATATACTTACAGTTGTATTCTTACTATCAGTATTTGCTATTTTAACACGTCCAAAATTATCTATTCTAACTCTTTCTGTTCCACTTGTACTAAAACCAATAACATCTTGACTAGGTCTATACATACCAGTATCAGAATCACCATACCAAGTATATGATGGTGAACCAACACTACCACTATTATTTTTTATTATTGGAGTACCAGTCGAAGAAAGACCAAAATTAATATAAGAACTTGTTATTTTAACTGCTTGTTGTCCAGCAATACTAAATCCAATTTGATTAGTACCAGGACTATACATACCAGTAGTGGAATCACCATACCAAGTATATGATGGTGAACCAACACTACCTAAAATTGTTTTTAATCCAAAATTATTGATTATAACTCTTTGATTACCATTTACACTAAACCCAATTCCAGAATTAACACCATCTATTCTATACATACCAGTATTGGAACTTGAATCAAATGAATAAGGTGGATTAGCAGAACTACCATTATGTGCTAATATCCTCAATCCACTAATAGTACTATATCTAAGTATTAAACCACCAGTCCCAGAATCACTAAATAATTCACTATTATCACCAATTGTCCCACTATTTAGTCTTAAAACTAATCTATAATCAGTATCAACACCAGATACCGGTTTAATTTTAACTTTTTCAGAATTAGTAGAATTTGTAGAAGTACCAATAGTTAAATCACTTAAATTTCTCCATTTAACATCAGTTCCAACGGTTTGTAAAACTTGTCCAGGATTACCTTTTTGTAATCGACTAACCAACATAGTTCCAGTATCTATAAAACTAGCATCTATACTACCACTTGTAATAGAATCGAAACTTAAATCACCATCAATAACAACTCTACTACCAGTAACACTTATTATACTATCACCAATTTTAACAGGATTTGAACTAGTAAAAACAGGAACAGTTCCAACAGAAACATCACCATCCACTCCGGTAACGACCAAATCCAATTCACTTTTCCAAGCAGTTCCATCCCAAAAATAAGGAGTGTTTGTATTGGTTTGCCATACTCGTAAACCATGATATTTGTACTGAATAGCTAATCTAGTCGCATCATCCGCAACTATTATCCTAGAATCGATAGGATTGTCTGAATTTATTTTAAAACCATTTATTATTTGAATCATATCTTATATATTAAATTATTTTGTAGTATTTTTGTATCTCTTCTAAATCGATTCGTTTATCATATAAATCCATTACGTATTTTAAACGTTTTAAATTAACAGTATCTTCTTTTATAATTTTATAAAAATTAAAAGTGTATAGAAAATGTCTATCCACTACATTGAATATTGAATGCAATAGAGTATCATTACAAAAAAAATACTTGCCTATTTTTTCAGTACATCCAGTAATATTATTTAAATCTTCATTATCACTACAAACAAAATCACCACCTACGTGTTTTGGAGAACCAACTAAACTAGTTAATCTATTATCATTACATAAAAAATCCATCTCAATATAATCAGGACTAAACTCTAAACTGGTTAATAGATTATCACCACATCTAAAATGACCACCTACATGGGTTGAACTTCCTTTTAATGTAGTTAGTTCATTATAACTACAATTAAAATCATCACCCACATATTCAGGACTAAACTCTAAACTTGTTAATCGATTACCACCACAACTAAAATAACCACCAACCCATTTTGGACAACCCTTTAAACTAGTTAATTCGTTACTCCCACAATTAAAATAACCAGAGACTCTATTAAAAGTTAATGGAAATTCGACTAAGTCTCTATTGTTTAACCAAACATTACCATTAACATCAATTGTTCCATCATCATTGATGATATAATTAGTTATACCATATTTTCTACAAATTTCATCTATTGTCATACTATTCTATAATCTTTTTGTATCTCTTCTAAATCTATTGGTTTATCATATAAATCCATTACATATTTTAACCTTTTTAAATTAACCGTATCACCTTTAATGATTTTATAAAAATTAAAAGCATGTAGAAAAAATTGATCTACTTCATTGAATATAGAACTCAAGGGGGTATCTCGACAATAAAACGTACCACCTATTTTTTCGGAACAACCCTTTGAGGTTATTAAATTTGGATTAAAACCACAATAAAAAATACCCACAACTTCTTTAGGTGAACCAACTAAATCAGTTAAATTATTATCTCCACAATTAAAATAATCACCTACATAATCAGGACTAAACTCTAAACTAGTTAATTTGTTATTGTCACAACTAAAATAACCACCTACATAATCAGGACCCCCTTCTAAATTAGTCAATGAATTATCTGCTACATCAAAATCACCACCTACCCATTTCGGACATCCCTTTAAACTAGTTAATTTATTTTTAGAACAACTAAAATCACCATCGACTCTATTAAAAGTAAGTGGAAATTCTTTTAATCCCGATTTATATAAAACAACATCACCATCAACATCGATTGTCCCATCATCATTAATGGTATAATTAGTTATTCTATATTCTCTACAAATTTCATCTATTGTCATACTAATTTATAATATTTTTGTATCTCTTCTAAATCTATTGGTTTATCATATAAATCCATTACATATTTTAACCTTTTTAAATTAACCGTATCAGATTTAATTATTTTATAAAAATTAAAAGCATGTATAAAAAATTGATCTACATCATCAAATATAGAACCAATCGGATTTCCACTACAGTAAAACGATTTTCCAATTTTTTCTGTTATACCATCTAAACTATAAATATTATTACCTAAACACATATAATTACCATCGATTTGTTTAGGAGAATATTCAAAACTGGTTAATTCATTATGTCCACAAAAAAAACTACCCGGTATATATTCGGGACAACCTTCTAGAGTAGTTAATTTATTAAAACTACATTTATATGAACCACCAACATATTCCGGATCATATTCTAAACTAGTTAATTTATTATCATGACAATAAAAATCAGTACCTACCCATTTTGGACATCCCTTTAAACTAGTTAATCGATTCCAAGAACAATCGAAATAACCCGTTACTTTATTAAAAGTTAATGGAAGTTTGAATAATTCCTCGTCAATTAAATCAACATAACCATCAACATCGATTGTTCCATCATCATTAATGGTATAATTTTTTATTTGATATTTTTCACAAATCTGTTCTATTGTCATACTAATTTATAATATTTTTGTATCTTATCTAAATCTATTGGTTTATTGTATAAATCCATTACATATTTTAATCGTTTTAGATTAACAGTATCTTCTTTTATAATTTTATAAAAATTAAAAGTGTATAGAAAAAATTGATCTACATAATTAAATATAGAGGATAATGGAGTATTGGTACAAGCAAAAGTCCTACCTATTTTTTCAGGACAACCCTTTGGATTATTTAATTGTTTATTACAACCACAATAAAAACTATTCCCGACTTGTTTAGGTGATCCAACTAAATCACTTAAATCATTATCATTACAATCAAAATCACGACCAACATAATCAGGACTAAACTCTAAACTAGTTAAATGGTTATCGTAACAACTAAAATCACCACCTACCCATCTAGGAGAACCCTTTAATGTAGTTAATTGATTAAATCTACAAAAAAAATCACCACTTACTTTATTGAAAGTCAATGGAAGTTCAGTTAATTTTATATTATCTAAATTAACAATACCATTAACATCGATCGTTCCATCATCATTAATGGTATAGTTTTCTATTTCATATTTTTCACAAATCTGTTCTATTGTCATATTAATAATTAAATTTATAAATCTTCCCAAGATTAGTTTCATCTATACTAATCTTATACCATCTAAATTGTTTCGGACCCCAATAAGATTCGACTGAATTAAGATTAACCAATCCAGTATCAGAAATAACCGGAACATCATCACCATCTAATATTTCATTTAACACTCCATATTGTGAATCATAGATGAAATAATAATCACCACTTCCATATATATTTAAAGATTTATTAGTATTTGGTTCGATTATTTTACTTAAATCATATAATATACCATTACCCATTGGTTTATCACTAAATCCATGGAAATAAGGTAAAATTTCAATTAAACTAACCGTATCTGATACAGTAGTTGGGTGTTCATCAATAACTATCAATGTAAAATCATTAGTAGTAGATCCACTAGTTAAAACACCATTTACAATTCCGGTTTGTGTTACAAAACCACCTTGATCGATTGGACAAAACTGAGAACTACTAATTAAATTAACTAAGTTAAAATAAACCACTTTTTTAGTTCGTTTAACAATAGTATATTTTATTGGAATTAATACATTCATTCCTAATTCTATATAACCACTATCATAAGGTGGTAATAATTCTAAACTAACCAATGGTGGTAAATATTCATATATTAACTTATATAACATAGTATTTAACGATTCTCCGACATTTATAGAAGCAATTGGTAGATTATCATTCCAAGTCTTTGGAAGTGGTGTTAAATCAGTAAAATCCAATGAATAGTTATTTAAACTAACATTACCACTTACTAAACTCAAAGTAGAACCGGTTGCACCAATGTAAGATGGTTGGGTTAATTCAATTTCTTTAAAAACAATAGAATCGTTTAACCAAAACATTAAATCATTATTTGTTGGAACTGGATTTGGAAAAACAGTACTAGAAAAAGTTATACCGTTTAAATTAACATTTGTTCCATTAAAATTTATATCAGATAAATTAACAAAACCATAACTTTGTGATTCAGTTCCAGATAATGTAGAAACTTTAATATAAGGAGAATTATCAAATAATGATGTATCCGTTCCAGATAAAAAACTTATCTTAGTAGAAACATTAGATATATCAGAATCAGATTTAGTATTATAAAAAAATATATCAGAATCAGAACTCAATAAACTATCACTCATCGTATCATTCGATAAATAACTTCTTTTACCATAGAATTGTTTTGATTTAATATCACGATCCAATGGATTTAGTGTATCAATACCAATATAAGATCCAGTTGGTTTTAAAGCAGGTTCTACATAAGTAGAAAAAACAGCATCTCTTATAGATCTAGGAGTAATTAATTTCGAATCATTATCGAATAATTCGCTTAATATATCATCAAATTCTTTATAACTAGATTCAGTATCTGTTCCATTGTTTATCGAAAAAGTCATGATTTATATATTAAAAAAATAAATCGATTAAATTATTTTATATCGTCTTTCTATTGATTTTAAATCAATTCGTTGATCATATAAATCCATTACATATTTTAATCGTTTTAAATTAACAGTATCATCTTTAATTACCTTATAAAAATTAAAAGCATGTAGAAAAAACCTATCCGCATCATCAAATATAGAACCCAATGGTGTATCGGGACAAACTAACCTTTTACCTATTTTTTCAGAATAACCCTTTGGATTTACCAAATTTTGATTACTTGCACAATAAAAATAACCACCAACTTCTTTTGGTGATCCGACTAAATCAGTTAAATCATTATCGACACATCCAAAACTACCACCTACATATTCCGGACTAAACTCTAAAGATGTTAAATCATTAAAATCACAATAAAAATAACCACCGACCCACCTAGGACTTCCTTTTAAACTAGTTAATTTATTGTTCTGACAGTCGAAATAACCAGTTACTTTATTAAAAGTTAAAGGAAGTTCAGGTATTAATAAATCAGAGAATCTAACATTTCCATTAACATTAATCGATCCATCATCATTGATAGTATAATTAGTTATACCATATTTTCTACAAATTTCATCTATTGTCATACTAATCTATAATATTTTTGTATCTTATCTAAATCTATTGGTTTATCATATAAATCCATTACATATTTTAAACGTTTTAAATTAACAGTATCGTCTTTTATAATTTTATAAAAATTAAAAGCGTGTAAAAAAAATTGATCTACGTTATTAAATATAGAACTCAGTGGAGTGTAGTCACATTTTAATTCTTTACCTATTTTTTCAGTACATCCCTTTGGATTATTTAATAGTTCACTATTAGCACAATAAAAATTACCACCAACTTCCTTTGGAGATCCAACCAAATCAGTTAAATCATTACGTATAGTACCATAATCACCACCAACATAATCAGGACTAAACTCTAAACTAGTTAATCGATTACCACTACAACTAAAATCACCTTCTACCCATTTTGGAGAACCTTCTAGTATAGTTAAATAGTTGTTAGTACATCGAAAATCACCATAGACTCTATTAAATCTCAATGGAAGTTCAACCAATCCTCTATTATATAAATCAACATTTCCATTAACATCGATTGATCCATCTGGATTAATAGTATAATTAGTTATGTCATATTTTCTACAAATTTCATCTATTGTCATACTATTCTATAATATTCTTTTATTTTATCCAAATCAATTGGTTGATCATATAAATCCATTACATATTTTAACCTTTTTAAATTAACAGTATCTTCTTTTATAATTTTATAAAAATTAAAAGCATGTAGAAAAAACCTATCCACATCATCAAATATAGAACCCAATGGTGTATCGGGACAAACTAACCTTTTACCTATTTTTTCAGAATAACCCTTTGGATTTAGTAAATTTTGATTACTTGCACAATAAAAATAACCACCAACTTCTTTTGGTGATCCGACTAAATCAGTTAAATCATTATCTGTACATCCAAAACTACCACCTACATAATCAGGACTAAACTCTAAAGATGTTAAATCATTAAAATCACAATAAAAATAACCACCGACCCATTTAGGAGAACCTTTTAATGTAGTTAATTTATTATTATCAAAATAAAAATGACCACTCACTTTATTAAAAACAAGTGGAAGTTCAGTTAATCCTTTAGATGATAAATGAACACCACCATTAACATCAATTGATCCATCATCATTGATCGTATAATTAGTTATGTTATATTTTCTACAAATCTGTTCTATTGTCATACTATTCTATAATATTTTTGTATCATATCCAAATCAATTCGTTGACCATATAAATTCATTACGTATTTTAACCTTTTTAAATTAACAATATCTTCTTTTATAATTTTATAAAAATTAAAAGCATGTAGAAAATTTCTATCTACATTATTGAATATATATTCTAGTGGAGTGTTGACACAATAAAAATACTTACCTATTTTTTCAGAAGCACCTTTAGGATTGGTTAAATTTTGATTACCAGCACAATTAAAATAACTACCCGTTTCTTTGGGTGATCCTACTAAATCAGTTAAATCATTTTCTCTACAACTAAAGTCCACACCAACATAATCGGGGCTAAACTCTAAACTAGTTAATTTATTCACACCACAAAAAAAACTACCACCTACCCATCTAGGAGAACCTTTTAATGTAGTTAATTGGTTATGGGTACACGTAAAAAATCCAGTTACTCTATTAAAATTAAGTGGAAGTTCAGTTAGATATTTTCTATCCAAATCAACATTACCATTAACATCAATCGTTCCATCATCATTAACGGTATAGTTTTCTATTTCATATTTTTCACAAATCTCATCTATTGTCATACTATTCTATAATATTTTTGTATCTCATCTAAATCAATTGGTTGATCATATAAATCCATTACATATTTTAACCTTTTTAAATTAACAGTATCTTCTTTTATAATTTTATAAAAATTAAAAGCATGTAGAAAATGTCGATCTACATTATTAAATATAGAAGATAATGGAGTATAGTTACAATAAAAACGACCATACATTCTATCTGTACACCACTTAGAATCGATCAAATTTTCATTTCTAGAACAAGTGAAATAACCACCGATATATTTCGGAGAACCGAATAAATCAGTTAATTTATTTTCAGTACATTTAAAATCATTACCTACATATTCTGGTCCAAATTCTAAACTAGATAAATAATTATCGTCACAATCAAACCAACCACCAACCCATCTAGGACTTCCCTTTAACGTAGTTAATTGGTTATCATCACACACAAAAAACCCAGTTACTCTATTAAAATTAAGTGGAAGTTCTTCTAAACCATATCCACTAAAACCAACCCCACCATCAACATCAATTGTTCCATCGTCATTAATGGTATAATTTTTTATTTGATATTTTTCGCAAATTTCATCTATTGACATGGTTAAAATTTAAATTTAAAAGTAGATGGTCCATCCCAAGAAGTATCAAACTTGGTTCTCCAAACTTTATATTGTAATAGAGATGGAACAGTTCTAAATATAGTAGAATATGTAAACGATGATATACTAAACGAATTTTCATCATGTACTATAAAACTATTTGGATCTTTTATCTCACTAATAATATCATTAAATGGATAAGCTATATACATATACCCAGTTCCATCGAAATCAACATCATAATACGATTGAGTACCATACGGTTTGATCAATTTTTTAGTATTTGAATCGGACACAAAATTATCTAAACCAACAGATGTTGAAAAAGTCGAACCACTAAACCCATAATAAATAGGATGTACAAATTCAATCGAAGCAGTTGCACTATGTGAAAAACCAATACTACCAACTTCACGAGCAGATAAAACAAAATCAACCGAACCTGTAGCACTTTTAAATAAATTAATAGTAGTATCCGATGACACTCCCGTTCCCGGTAATCCACTATAACTACCAGTAACTATTTGAGTAGTATGTTCTATTTTATATGTATCAATATCTAATGAATATCTTGTTATATCATAATCTACTCGTATAGAAGATGTTACACCCACCTCAGCATAGATACCACCATTTGTAGTCAAATTACTAACCGATATATTTAATTCAGGTGGAACATAAGGATATAATAATTTTCTAATAACCTCTGATAAAGGCCAATCTTGTCCATTAAATGAACCAGATGAAAAAGAAGATCCAATCAAAACCCCACCAATTGTCTTAGGAACAAGTTCATCTTCCACAAATTCTAAATTATAACCATTCAATAAAACAGGAGATCCAAAAATATTAGTAGTACTAGCAGTTGTTCCAATAGTAATTTGTGTAACCGAAGGATAAACCCATTCTAATTTACCAGTTGGATATGTTCCAACATATCTTAATACTTTACCATCTGCTACATCATTAGTAGTTTCACTAACCGTAGGGAAGTTTATATTATTAATCGAAACTCTACCAGTAATAGAATTAATATCTAAATTACCTAATGGATTAGTTATATTAAATTTTATTTGATCTACATCAAATTTAGATTCTATATAAGGAGCAGTGGGATAATAATTAGAATTAGTACCCGCTAATATAGTTAATTTAGTAGATGATTGATCTAAACTATCAGATTTCGTATTGTAAAAGAATATATCAGTATCAGAACTTAATAAAGATGGTGTCATTATATCTAATGAACCAAATGATCTTTTACCTAATAAAATTTTTCTTTTATAATCTTTATTCGTTGGATTATTAGTATCTATACCAATATAAGGTATTGTTCCAGTATTAGAAGTGGTTACTTTAAATATGGAATTTGAATAAGCAGTTAAAAAAGCATCTCTTACATCACGAGGTGATATTAATTTAGCCGAGTTATTCGGTAATTTATTAAGGACCGGATAAATCGATTCTAATCTAGTCGATTCTGTTATAGTATCTAAGTTTATGCTAAAAGTTAATGACATCTACCTTTAATATATTTTTACTTATATATTAAAACTTAGATGTCATAATTATTTAATTAAAATCAAATAAAAACTCTAAACTAATCAAATCTTTTATCTTAGCAGTTTTTAATCCTAAATCATCGATATTTAATTTATCATATAACAATTCATTTTCAACATCCATTAGATCTTTCATTTCTTTAGTAAATTCATCAATATTTTTAATAGTAAGTGAATCCTCGATTGAATTTCCGTTTTGATCAACAGGAACAACATAGTTACCGGATTCATCTTTTTCTGCGTATCTATCGATTAACTTTTTTTCTGCTGAATTTTTAGTTTCGATAGTTTCAGATAAATCTTTTACAATTTTCATTAATTTAAAAGCACATGAAGCATTAATATCCATCTCCATTAAATTATTAATAGCTTCGATAGTATTTTTTGTTAATTCTGAGTTTTTTACTTTTATCTTCATATATTTTTTTATTTTTATATATCTAAATACTCGATTTGTTTAAACAAAAATATTTTTTTTTGTATAAAAGAAATGATAAATCTATTTAAATCAAAGAAAAAGTTAAATCTAAAACATCTACCATCGATGGGATTGTTTTATCCAGATAATTTCGAAATTTATATCAAAAAATGTAATAAAAGTTATATCGAAGAATATAAAACCCAATTAGAAACAGATAGTTTAACCGAATTGGTTAAAACAATAACTAGAGTTATAATCGATAATTCTAGTTTTAATAAAAAATATTGTTATAGAGATATAATGAGTATTGATTTATTTTTTATTTTTTTAGAAATATGTAAATTCACAACCGGTAAAGAATTAAAATTAGATCTAAAAAATGGAGAAACTATTGATATGAATCAAGACACGTTTGATTATTTCAATGATGAAAAAGTTTTAGAACGATATAACCCAGAATTAAAATGTTTTGAAATAAATGGTTATAAATTAACCCCACCAACAACAGGAGTGGAAGAAGATTTAACAGATCTTTTATCTTCTATATCCAATACAAAAGGTTCGGAAGATTATGAATATTATAGTTATGATTTTTTATACGTTTTAAAGGACAAATCTTCCTTAACAGTTGAAGAAATTATAAATTTGATTCAAATATTTAATTATGATATAGATAAAAAAGAATCTGAAAAATTAAAACAAGCAATAGATCAAATAAAATCTATTAAAAAATATAACCTAAAATACAAAAACGAACTAGTACCTATATCACCTAATATAAACTTATTCGAAATATTTGATCGATAAAAATATGATTTTTTATTTTAATATATAATGTATATAAAAAACAAGAGAAAAATTTTGTTTAATATATAATATATAAAAAAAATAATTAATCACTATGCCTTTACCACATTATACAAGAATTAGTAATGTAGGATCACCAGGGGGACCTGGTACACTACCAGATGAAGTAGCGTACTTAAATCTATTTGAAATTACGTTTGTATTACCTTCAATATTACAAGCACAAAATAGAAGTCCGTTATTGTTATTAGAAAATGCAACTAAAGTTAGTTTCGGTAAATTAACAGATTTTGGTGTAGGTGAAGTTGAACAAAGATTTAAATATTCTACTAGAACTTTTTTAACTACTCCGAATAAAACGAGTGGTGAGATAAGTATACCCTTTCAAGTAAATGTTAGTCAAGTTGGCTCAATGGATGTTTGGAACACGTTAAAATCTTGGTATGATTTAGTATATAACTCACAAAACGGAACTTTACATTATAAATCTGATATTATCGGAACTATTATAGTTAATCAACACGATAAAAAAGGTGTTGTTTTAAGAAGAGTTACTTTTCAGAACTGTCAAATGAAAACATTAGCTGGTTATGAATTAGACTGGGGATCTAACTCGAATATAATCGATAAAGTAGATGCTACTTTTGTTTATGATTACTTCGTAGATGAATATATCGATAATGGTAGGAATATAGATCCAGCAATTATTACTGGTTATATCTAATAGAAAATAAAAAAACCCAATCATTTGATTGGGTTTTTTTATTTATTTAAACTTTGGTATATTACTTGTCATATTATTCATATTTCTCATCATTTGATTGGAATCGAAATTCGGAGTATTTGTTTGTTGACTTTCTTTCTGTTTTTCACTTTCTTTATTTTCTTCTTCTATAATTTCATTTACTATTTTAATATTTTCTTCAAATAACCAATAAGGCCATTTATTCATACTTTCTTCTTGTAAATGAAAATTCTTTTGTAAAAGAAGTTTATTTTTTAATATAAAGGTCAAAGGCATCATGAACAACGAAAATACCTGACGCTCCGTTGGGAAAGCTCATCTTAGTGTGGATCTCCGTACCACACGAATCACAATTTTTACTCAATTCTTTAATACCAAAAGTCATTTTACCAACAACATTGTTTAAAAATTGAAAAGAAATATCATCCATTTTTTGAAACTCTTCTAATTTAGCTTTTATTCCTTCTTCACTAATAGAATTTCTATTCGGTAACATAAATGGAATAATTTTTAAAAAAGAAACGTTTGGTTTTCTGTCCTCTGAATTTTCTTTTATAATAAAATCAGTAAAACATTTTTGAATACCGATATTGGGAGTAGACAATTCATACTTCATATTATTGGTTAATTCGAATTTATAGGTTCTACTAGAATTATCGAAGTGAGATTCAATTTTTTTATCGATAGGATGAAACACAAAACTTTTAGTACCTATTTCAATAACATTTTTTACTTTACAAGAAGGACAATTAGAATTTATACTTAATGATTTTCCATTTTGAAAAGTAAGTTCTCTAATCAAAAATATAATAAACAATCTATCTTGATCTTTAATATCTAAATAAGTACCCATTTTACCACCTGGATATTTAACTCGGACACAAGATTGTAACATATGATTCATTTTTTCCACGATATCATAAAAATTATTATCATCAACCATAGAATAATCTTGAATCTCAATAGTTTTTGCTGGTCTAATCATAATCAAAGTTCCTTCTGGATAATGTTTACCACAAGGTAAATCTTTAGTTGAATAATTAAAAAATTCCGAATCAGATAGTCTATTATTAATATTTTCAAATCCATTATTATCATTAACCGGAATATCGGAATTCATTAAAGTCCCATTGTTTGATTCAATACCTTCTAAATGTTTTCTTAGGTAATCCTCTTCCGACATGTTTTTTTCATCTGACATATTAATTAAATTATTTTTTTTATAATTTATATATAAATAAAACTTTTTCTCCTTTTTACTTATATAGTTAAATTATTATAAATAAAAAAACCCGATAAGTTTTAACTTATCGGGTTTTTATTTTTATTGTTTATATTAAATAAATCCACCAGAGTTAATTGATCCTGGTCTTAGTATTGTAATATTATTAACTATAATACCCATACCAAAGATTGGTTCAACATAAGTGTCTAAAACACCGATTTGATTTTCTATAATCTCAGTAGTATTATTTTCCTCATCCATTTTATTGAAATAACTAGCTATACCATTTTTAGAAGCAAATGTCTCACAAATAGTATCTGCTCTTAATTTAATCTCAGCTCTAACATCAGGAGTATTGTATCTCCACTGGTAGTCTAATAACATAGCAGATAATTCTCTTTCTAACTCGATAAGAGCCTCTCTGATATGAATATAAGATAAAGAAGAAGAAATTAATGTTTGTGCAGTATTTTCTGTTTCAATAACATATCCTCTATTTCTTTTAAATACGATAGGGTTAATTTTAGCGGAATTTAAATTCTCAATATCCTCAGGAGTATATTGGATTTCAATATCAGCAATATTAGTAACTCTACCATCTCTAACACCAGCAGCGATTGTCCAAGGAGTTGTAGAACCAGTATTTAATAAGTGTTTTCTCATAAAAGTAGTACCAACATAAGAAGCTGGTGGAATACTTACTGGTCTTCCATTATCGTTAACTGTTATATAAGGAGTAAAGTAAGCACCAGTTGTAACACCAACACCATCCGCTAATGAATATAAGAAAGCTGGATTGCTTTCTAAATCACCACCGGTCTTTAAAAACTCTGTTTTAAATACACCTTCACTATCCACAAAAGTAGGAGATGTTGAATTTTTCAATTGTTTAACAGAAGGGGCATTGATTATAGCAAAAGCATCTAGTCTATCACCACATATATCAATTAATTGTTGTTTACTTCTTTCAGTTAAACCTAATCCAAATGAATCTATTAAATATCTAAAATCAACAGCTTCTTTATTTGTAATTGCTTTAAACAAAGGAGTTCCTTTAGCAACTAAATTAAGGATTTCATTCTGTTTAGCTTCTGTACCATTAGGTAAAGAATCTTCTCTTAATCTAAATCCTTTTAATACTATCGATTTATAAGTATTAGCATAATTATCAATACTTCTATATCTCATTGTTTGTAAATCACCCGCGAATTCCCAAACATCAATTCTCGAATCACAAGTTATTTCAGTTAAAGAAGAATCACCAGAATAAGCTCTTTTGCTTAAAATTCTAGTTAATTTTCTCGGTTCTTCACCAACTTCTAACTCAGATGGATCATAATAGGCAGCTAAGAAATCACCAACTCGAACCTCTGTATATCTATCAGCTTTAACTAATATTTTATTAGGAACTCTTGTATAACCAGTAGGAGTTTCTATTTCGATGGTTTGTTTAAAGTTTGATTTTCTAGATTGAACATTAAATACACTATTACGTTCTCTAATAACCTCTTCAGTAGCAGATAATAATTCATCTTTAAATTCAATTATAATATCACCATCATTCTCTAAATACATTTTTAAATAATGTTTTTTATTGAAATCATAAACAAATTTAGTATTAATTGTTTCGTTAGTTGTGTTCTCATTTACTTGATAAGCATAACTACCAGAATAACCCAAATCAGTAGCTAAACTAGCAGATGATTGTGATGGATTAACTGAATTAGCAACTATTGTATATGTTCCTTTGTTTAAAGTAGATGTTGGGAAAATAAGTTTATCTTCATTTGATAACTCAGAATCCATATTAGTATTAAATATTATATAATCATTACCAGCGAATGATGAAGTTCCACTAACATTTTCACCATTTAAGAAAGAAGCGGTTACACCTAATCCACCAGAAATTTTATTGTCATAAAAGAAATCACCAGTATTAATAATACCATCATAAAACTTAGTATATAAATCAGAATATAAACCAATAACACCTTCTGTACCATCACCTCTCTCAGATTTAGAAATTACACTATCAGAACCAATCAACATTTCATTATCGATTGTATAGAAAGTTAAGTTACCATCTAAAATATAAGAAACATCGGTTAAACCAGTTTCGATTTTAAAAGATTTGTTTTCAGTAGTAGATGTAACTATATTAGTTAAACTCATTTCACTGAATGATTTTTTATCACCATCAGAGTTTATAACCATAACAACTTTTTCAGAGTTTGGACTATCTAAAACAGATAAAAATCTATTAAAAGCTTTAAATCTTCTATATTTTTCATATTCTTTAACATCAGCAGTAGAGTTAGTATCTAAGAATTCAATTGTAACAATACCACCACTAGTAGTAATTGTGAAATCTGGATTATAATGATAAACATTACTTGTATCGAATGATTCATCAACAACTGATTCTGATACTTGATAAGCAAATTTACCAGTTTGACCCAATGATGTAGCCAAACTCGAAGAACTTTGAGAAGCACTAGCACTGTTTGGAACAACTATAGTAAACACACCTGTATTATCAGATGAATCAGGTAAAATAATTTTATCACCATTAGATAATACACTATCCAAATTAGAATCAAATAAAACATAATTATCATCATAAGGAGATGATGTTCCTACTATGAAACTAGCTGTCCCAGAAAAAGTTATTCTATCACCAAAAATAGTTAAATCAACAAAACCACCCCCATCTACCGTAACATCAACATATGAAAAACTCGGAACTATTATTGAACCATTGTTTATATCAAATTCAACATAACCTAGTACAATATCACTAACAGATACAGTAGGATTAGTATCTGCAACAAAATTACTAACTAATCGAATAGTTCCAGTATTATCTAATACAACAGTTGCAATATAACTAACAGTCCCAGATGTAGTCGGATAATCACTAGCAGTTACAACTAAACTATGTGTACCAACTCCAATTGGAATATAAACACCACCAATAACAGCGAATGAATTAACATCAGAAGTATATTCAATTGTTATAGAAGAAGATGTAGGGTCTTCACTATCAAAATAAACACCATATACAGAACCTTCTGCATAATAAGAAGTTCTACTATATGTACCAATAACTCCAGATAATTGAGGTTCTGAACCAAAAACATGATAAACTTGATCTTCATAACCATTAACACCACCTAAAATAGAAGTAACATTACCAGGTAAGTCCAACGGAACAGCTTCAAAAGATATTGTTTCAGAAATAGTTTCTTTATAAGATAAAAATTCAATATCAGTTTCATTTAAACCAACAATTGTATGACCAATTAAATCAATAGAAGCATTTCTAAAATCAGTTTCTACTAAATCAATATCATAAGTACAAAAAACACCTGTTTTATCAGTATCTAAATTAATATTATTTTCAATAAAAATATCTCTACCATTATTATCTCTGAAAAAAGGAATTAATGATAAACCTTCATAATATTTTAATAAATTAACTGAATTATCGTTAGCAAAATTTCTAATCTGATCTTTAACTAAACCAGAAGTATTAAAATACTTACTCCATCTAGGATCAACAGCTAAGTCTTGGTAATTACTCCAATCACCAGCAACGATAACAACATCAACCATATAATCCGAAGCATAATCGTTTGGATTTAAATAAGTAGGCATTTTATCAACACTACCATACCAGTTCAATAAGCTAGTATCAAATCCAGTTCTTTGTGATTTAAACACAAATACACTTACATATTTATCAGATAAATTTGTAAAACTTAAAACTCTTTCAGAACTACCAAGGTTTGGTTTAACTAAGTTTAAAAAAGAATCAGTGTCTCTTTTCCAGAATCCAGTATTATTAAAAAATCTTCTATAAGGTCCTGTTCTTTTTATATCATTATTAAAACCACTCGATGTGGATAATGATTTATATTCGATAATATCTAAATTATCATCTGTTTTTAATAAGTTTAAAGCAAAAACGGGAGAAGATTCCAACATTTTAGCAATTGTTCTGTGGAAATATGATCCCTTTCTTTCTAAATTTCTATCTAATTGACCGAAAATGCTTTCTAAGTCATTAAGATTAGTTATTCTAACCAAATCATTAACTGGACCTTTTTTAGAAACCCCGATTATAAGATTAGTAATACCATCTACTGTTGTTGGACTAGAGAAAACTGATCTGTCAAATTCTTCGATGAAAATACCCGGTCTTCTATACTTACCTATTTGAATAGCCATGTTTTTTTAATTATTTTTTATCTATTTTATTATATATATAAAATGTTAAAAATCATATTTTATCATTTTTTCATTTTATCTTGTATAATCTTTCTTTTATTATTTATATTATCTTTTAATTCTTTTTCCTTATCCAATACTTCTTTATTTAAAGTTGTTATTTCCTTTTTGATATCTCTGATATCTTTATATAAATTAAGTATATCAGTATCTATTGTCTTTTTTTTAATAAAATAATCTTTATCATCCAATTTTAAAAATCTTATATCTTCTCGTTTTGATTTTATTTTTTCTTGGTTTTTCTTAACCGAATCTTCTTTTGATTCTATTTTTCTTTTTAATTTAACAGCTGTTTTATATTGAGATAAAAATGGATTGGAATTTTCATCTTCACCTATTATTTTTTTTAAATCAGATTCAATATCAATATCAGATCTGTCTTTATTGGATAATATAGAATCTATTTTCGATTTACCAGAGTTGAAATCGTTTATATATTTTAGTGTTTTTTCTAATTCTTGATCAGAACTGTCCAATTCTTCTAGAAATAGTTTTAAATTTTTAATATACTTCATAAGAATATATATTAAATAAAAAAAGGGACTTTTTAAGTCCCTTATCTAGTGGAGGTGACGAACTTCGATGTTCGTGTCTTTCTCAGTCAAAAATATTTGTTCATTCACAAGTTTAGTTTATTTTTCTAAATAAACAAAATAATTGATTCTATACTTTAAAATCAATAAAAAAGGTTTCCTATTTAATGTTTGGTTTCATATTAGATTTATAGTTAGTCTATGCAACTACTAAATCCTCTAATTGGATAAAATTGTTTTGTAGAGCCGCTACTAAGTCTTCACGAGTTCCTACTTCTGTTTTAACGTTGCCGTTTATTGTTTGTTATCTATTTGATAAATCGGTTAAATAACAACCCGATACTTGCTCAAATAAAGATGAATCTGCAAATCAATTCCAAATCACCCCCATAGTTATATATTAAAAGAATAAAAAAGTTTTTATCGATTCAGTGAATTATTAGAACTCGATCTATAACCAACTGTATAATTATATGATAAATATTTAATTATTAAAATGGAAAAAAAAACGATTTTTTTTTAATATATACTTAAAAAATAAATTATAATTATGAGATACCTAAAAAGATTTGATCAAATATTCGAAGCGGTTATTAAACCCTTTGATTTTGAAAATATTTTAACAAAATTAGAAACAATGAATGATATCACTATTGAATCAATAAATGAATTATTTAAGGAATTTGATGTTGAGTTTGTTGATGTTAATTATTTTATTTCCAAATTAAAAACTAAAAAGGAAATTGAATTAGTACCGATTAGTTTAGAATTATTAGGTGGTATAAAATTCGCAGCACATAATATTTATACTAATAAAATTTATATATGTGTTATACCTAATAAATTCATAGAATCAATAAATAGTGATTTGAAATCAGATATGATCACATTCTTAAGAGAAGTTTTAAGACATGAATCTATACATAAACAACAATCTGATAAAAGATCTATAAAAATAAAAAATTTAGAAAAATCTCCTGTACAACCATTAGAATATTATGGTTCAACAGATGAAATAATGGCATATGCTCAATCATTTATCGATCAATGTAGAGAAAGGGGATTATCAGATAAAGATATTTTAGATCAAATAAAATTAAAATCAAATCCTATTTCTTGGGTTCAGAATGTATATAATAAAATGCCCTATGAAGTTAAAAAACGATTCAATAAATACGTTTACCAATACATAAATATGTAATTATTAAAATGAAAAAAAAACGATTTTTTTTTTTAATATATACTTAAAAAATAAATTATAATTATGAAAAAAACAAGTAACATAAAAAGTTTTGAAAAATTCAACAAAACTTTAAAAAATTCAACCAACGAGAGATATTTTGGTGGTTCTGATAGTGACGGTGAAGTAAATATAAAAATTGACGGAGAAGACGAGGGAACTAAGAAAATTATAGTTAAAGAAATCCAGATATTATTAAATAATTTTGGTGGTAGGATTAATTTATATTTGGATGGTGAACAAATCGAAAGTAGATCATCTTATTTTGATCATCCTAGAAATACAAAAAATTCAACCAATGAGAGATATTTTGGTGGTTCTGATAATGACGGTGAGGTAAATATAAAAATTGACGGAGAAGACGAGGGAACAAAAGAAATGATAACTAAGGAAATTCAAAACCTATTAAATAATTTTGGTGGTAGGATTAATTTATATTTGGATGGTGAACAAATCGAAAGTAGATCATCTTATTTTGAACATCCTAGAAATACAAAAAATTCAACCAATGAGAGATATTTTGGTTCTGATAGTGGGACAGACTTTTTTAAACATAAAATAGAAGATTTAAATATCGATTCGGTATTAGAAGGATTGGATTTATTAAGACGATATAAACTAAACGATTACTACACTTACTTTGGTGATAAAATATTCAAAACCCATTAAATAATTTTAGTAGTAGGATTAATTTATATTTAGATGGTGAACAAATCGAAAGTAGATCATGGTGATAATCAAAACTAAATGAATTAAAAAAACCCACTTTATATAAAGTGGGTTTTTTGTTTTTAATACATATTGAGAAGTTTTCATTGGTTCAGTAAACTATTCAAAAATAAATTCAATTCATTTTTAGATATCGATCTTGGTCCAACTGTATAATCATCCCATTTTTTATTATTCAAAAAATCTACGATATAATCAATTCTTGTTTTATCATTGATAGACACAAAATAATGTGATTGTTTAGAACGATTAACTTCTTTAAAAGCCTTACCTGCATAAATACCAACTCTACGAATTGATATATCTGGATTAGAATCGGTATAACTAAACCCAATAGGAACTATCTTTTTAGATTTAGTTCTTTTAATACATGTTCTTTTCCATATCTGGAAAAAACATTTAACATCATAAATTTCTTAGTAATGATAAAACTCCTTTAAAAACTTCATGGTTTATGTATTAAATATATAAACTTATAAATCGTTTATTTCAGACGGTTTTATTATATCAATAGATTCGTAAAACTCATTGATATATCTCCAATCTAAATAATTTTTATTCACTAAGTAACATTCTTTACCAATCATACCACAAAGGTTAGCAACAGAGGAATCAATAGATATAACAAAGTCTAAACCATCTATAACATTTTTAGTATCTAAAAAATCATTCAATTCTGGATTTTCACAAAAATCTAATCGATGTCCTTTTTGTAAATTAACCAACTTATAACGGTTCGATAATTTTTTAAACATATTAGGATCAATACTTCTTTGTTTAGCATTTTTAGAATTAGGATTAGCAGCAAAAAATATACCTATTCTACCAGTATCAGATTTGGTTTCTTTATATTCATATTTTTTAATCGAATCTTTATTCGATAAAGCAAATAATTGACCACTCGATGTATAACCATCAAATCCCATTACAAATTCATATGATAATTGTCGTTCCGTGAAAAAATCAACTCCGGTATAAACGGTTTTCATTAAATTAAAAGTTTCTGGATAAACCTGAACCTTACATGATTTACAAGATTTAGATAAATCAACTACTGATTTAGAAAATAAAAATTCATCACCAAATCCTTGTTCGTTTAAAACTAAAATGTTTTTATCTTTCAAATCATCGATATTATCAATCCATGGTATTGGTAGATTAGGAAAACTAACACCATCTTTGGATTTTCTACCATATCTTTTATGATAAATATCAAACCCTCTTTTATGATCTCCCATTAATAAATAAACTAAACTTTTTTCATAGATGTTATCCACTCCTGCCTTTTCTTCGAATTTCTCATAATATTTTATAGCATTATCGAAATCACGAATAGAATGATAACAAAGACCAATATTAAAATAAATTTGTTTATCACAATTTGGAAGTGGTAAACATTTTTTATACCATCTCAATGCGGTTTGGAAATCTCCTTTATTATAAAAGTCTATTCCTCTAGAATTGTATTTAGCTTGTAGATCCATATCTATTTAATTTTAATGATACAAATATACGATTATTTTCTTAAAACAAATGTTAAAAAAGCAAAAATACAAAATAATATATAATTTATTCAAATTTATTTGATACTATCACCAAAATGTATTATCTTTGAAAAAAATAAATATCTAGGTTATGTTAAATATTAAAGGGATTTTAAATTTAAAAATGACTGACTTCAAAACCTTAGAGGAGTATGAAGAGTTCGTAACAAGAGATGAAAACTGGGACAATCTACACAACTTAAAAGTTGAGGAAAATAACCCAAATGGTAAAAACCATGTAAAATCATCCTATATCTATGAAAATTGGGATGAAATATGGGTATATAATGGATATTTAGTGGCTAGAATATCTAAGGGTTCGGATAAAGTAGTTATGAATCCAGATTTTACTAGATATTTATTGGAAAATACATCAAACTACATAGATCTATATAAAGAAGAAAAGGAAAAAGAAGAATTCGAGATTAGTAAAAATTTAGACATGGATTCTATTTTGGATAGAATAAATGAAGTTGGTTTTGAAAATTTAACAGAGATTGAAAAAAGATTTTTAAAAAATAATAATTGATTCAATTTTTTTTATTATATTTGTTATATAAAATTATAAGATATGAAACCGAACGGAATTATTTGTATAGATTTTACTGAGTTTGATTCTGTCGAATCTCTTATCGAATGGATAAACCAAAAAGAAAATATAAGATATAAAAAATTATATCTTAACAAAACTAAAGATAGTGAATTATGTTACCAAAAAGCTTTTTCTTTATACACAAAAATTTGGATAATCGATGATTTTGTATTATTTTTAAAAGAAAGAATAGATACTAAAGGTGTTTTGATGATCCGTGATGCAATAGATTTTATCGTTTCAAATTCTATCGAAATAACAGATCCAAAACCAATAATAAAAAAATCACCAGTGGTTTTAGATGTAGATTCTATATTAGATAGAATAAACGAAGTTGGATTAAATGGAATAACCAAAGAAGAAAAGGAATTTTTACAAAAAAACTCATAACATGGAAAATAAAATAATTTGTATCAATTTAAGGAGATTTGAAAATTTCGAATCATTCAATTCTTGGATCAAAAAATCAGAAAACAATAGATATATTAAAACATTAAAACAATTAAAGTTAAAAGATTCTATGTTAAAAAACAATTTTAACATATTTAAATCCATAGATAAGATATGGATATTTGATGATACAATAGTATTTTTTAAAGAAGTCGGTAAGGATGTAATGATAAAAACTGATTTTATAGCAGATGCTTTTATAAAAAATTCAACTAAATTATCTAGATATAAAATTGAATTAACAGTTGATTCAATATTAGATAAAATATCTAAATCAGGAATTGATAGTTTAACCTTAGAAGAAAAAGAATTTTTAAAAAATAACAATTGATTCAATTTTTTTATTATATTTGTTATATAAAATTATGAGATATGAAACCAAATGGAATTGTTTGTATAGATTTTACTCGATTTAAATCGATAGAATCTCTCATCGAATGGATAAGTAAAGAAGAAAATAGAAAATATAAAGATTTATATTTTAGATATGATACCGAATATCCATTATCTTTTTCAAAAGTTTTTAATAGAATACACAAAATTTGGATAAAAGGTAATTTCATATTATTTATGAAAGAAAGAAAATCTAAGGATATTATAATTAATCCTGATATAAAAAATTTCATAAAAATAAATTCTATCGAAATAACAGATCCTAATATCGGAAAACCAAAAGAACCAAAAGTAAAAAAGGAAATTAAATCAGAACCAGAACCAAGAGTAGAAAAATTACCAATCATATTAGATATTGATTCTATATTAGACAGAATAAATCAAGTTGGATTAAATGGATTAACAAAAGAAGAAACTGAATTTTTAAAAAACTCATAACATGGAAAATAACATAATTTGTATCAATTTCAGAAGGTTTAAAACTTATGAATTATTCAACGAGTGGTTGAAAAAAGATGATAATATTCGATATGAAAAATTTTTAAAACAATTGGTTTTAGAGAATAATAAAAGTAATAACAACCAAGATGTTTTCAGATCAGTAGATAAGATTTGGATATTTGATGATAAATTAGTTTCGTTTAAGAGAAATGGCGAAAAAGAAATAATAGAAACTATTGATATATTAGATGCTTTTATTAGCAATTCTACTTATATAACCAGTGATTTAAATCATTTCAATAAATCTATAAAAGAATCAAAACCTTCTTTAAACATGGATTATATCTTAGATAAAATAGATAAATCTGGAATCAGAAGTCTTAACGATGAGGAAAAAGAATTTTTAAAGAGAAATTTCTAAAAATACAATAAAAAAGTTCTTAGATAAGAATAAATCAATATTATTATTTTAATATATAAAAACATAAAATTAAATAATAGTAATAATATGAAGTATTTAAAAAGTAGATCTCAATTCATAGAAAATAGAAGAAATAAACTTATCACAGAAGAAAAGAAATACAATCTTATATTAGAAGGTGGTTTAGAAAATGATCTAAAATGGGGAGATACTGTAGTAGGTAGAATATTTGCTTCTATGTTTAGAGTGGCTAAAATGGGGGTTGATATAAAAAGAATAGAAGGTGCCGGTAATGCTTTAAGACAACTGTTCTTAAATGCCACTAGAGAAGGATTCAAAGATCCTAAGTTAAAAGAGGATTTGGAAACTATAGAAAATAATATAAAATTAACCGGATATGTAGATGGATTAATCGAACAGTTAAAAGCAGCTAATGTAAAAAATATACAACAATATATTATTGGTATTCCTGATGATGTTACACCAGAAGTTTTAAGTATTATATCGGGTAGTTATAATTTCACAAATCCTAAATCACCAAAAAATAAAGATAAAGAAGTAATAGATGTTCTATTATCAATAGAATCTTGGGAAGAAGAAGAACAAGAGGAAGAAGAAGAATCGAGTGAGGAAGATAAAAATGTTCCAGTAAATAATGATTCTTTGATAAAAAACATAAAAGAAAATCTTAAAGAATTAAAAAATATTATAGACAATAGACCAACCGAAAACCAAGAAGTGATAAAAAAACCAACACCAGATGAAGAATTCAAAAGAGATACTAGTGGGGGAGAAACTAAAAAAAACACTAGTAATAAAGAAATGATTAAACAAAATTCTTCTATACAATGGAATTTAACAAATGAATCAAATATTGATGATATTCATTATAATGAATCTTTAAAAAATTTAATAAACAAAATAGATGGCTTAAAAACAACACGTAAATTTATAGATAGATTATTTAAAGTAGAAGATAAAATATTAATTAATATTTATAAAACTATACATGGTGGTTTAAAAGCAAATACTTATTCATCAATACCTTTATTTAAAGAAAGTGTGGATGATGTTAGTGTTAGTAACAATATTAGTGATATAAGTAAAGAAATAGCAATGTTTTATAAATTCACTGAACAATATGAAAATCATAAAAATTTTTATGATAAAATGGTAGTGATTGGTAAAAGTTTAGAATCATTTAATAGTTCTATGAAAAAAATACGATTAGAACTAGATAATAAATCTACTAATGAATCTGTTTTTTCAGATTTTGAACAAAAAGATAATGATGAAACTAATATCAATGTAGAAGATAATACTATAAAGAATATTAAAAAATCAGATGGTTCAATTAAATACATGTTATGGTTTAATAATAAAATTCTACCGATTCAAAAAAATCTTATAAATCTATTAAAAAACGTAGAGGAAGAACAAGAAAAATTAAATAAAGAAGCTGAGAAAAATATTTATATCTTAGATGTTATTGAAATTATTAAAATATTTAAAAAAGCTTCTAGATTGTATATAAAGACAAGAATACCATCCAATAGATCAGGTGGTAAAATTACAACTTTTAGATCTAATAATTGGGAAACAACATCTGGTGGAACAGTAGATCCAGATAGACCAGATGGTGGTCCTTTTAGAAACATAAAATTATATGAAAAGTGGTCTAAAATAGTTTTAGATATTGTTAATGAATTTGACTATATGTTAAAAAGAGATACGAGTATGGTTAGATTATCAGACAATTCAGAACCGATAAAACCAGATAAATCAATCTATGATTTTATAATACAAGCTTTAGAGGGTGATAAAATATCAGGTGTTGGTAAAGGGACAAGTAAGTCTAATCAATTAGAATTTTTAGAAGGATATTTTGGTAAAGTTCCCGAAAACCTTAGTAAAGAATTTGGTAAATTAGGTTATGATAATGAACCATCTAGTCCAAAATCCGATGATTTATTTAAAGAAGTTAATAAAATAGACACGAGTGAATCAAATCTATATAGAATAACATTAGATAAATCTATATCAAGTAGTATAGGATATTATAAATATATATATTTATACCATAGAGTTAAAGATGGTGATAAAGTTATTTATCTATTTGAAGATAATAAAATAATTGAAGATAATAAACAAAAAGATTTAAAATTTGGATTGAAATCACCAGGAAGTATTGATGATTATTTTTGGATATCAAAGCTATCAGAAAACTTTACATCAAGTAAAGATTTAAAAGATTTTGAAGTAATTAAAAGTCCAAGTGGAAATCCAGAACTAATAAAATCAGATATTAAAGTAACAAAGATCGAAAAATATAGAGACGATAAAAAAAGAATGATATTAAATTTTGGTACAATAAAAGGATTTGGTTCTATACAAGATGTTAAAAACCTTAACAATATAAAAAATAGATTCGGAAATTAAACTTATTATAATCTCATCGTATAATTTATAAAAATATTATACGATGAGTAAAATTTTTCTAATCGGTGATACTCACATATCTCTAGGATTTCCAAATAAAGTAGACAAGTGGTTTAAAGTACATCAACAATATTTCAAAGAATTCTTAATCCCCACTTTAAAAAGTAAAGTAAAACCAGGTGATTTAATTGTTCATTTAGGTGATTTATTCGATAATAGAAATGTTATTCCTATTAATCTAATGAATTTTGCAATGGATGTAGTAGAGGAAATATCTAAAATAGCTCCTTTACATATTATAGTTGGTAATCATGATTCTTGGGCTAAATCAGCGAGTGAAATAAACACGATAAGACCGTTTAAATACATTCCAAATGTGTTTATATATGACAAAACAACAAAAGTAGAATACAATGGTCTTAATTTACTTTTCATGCCTTATATACACCATAAAAAAGAACAGATCGAAACGATACAACAAAACAAAGATTGTGAATATTTATTCTGTCATTCTGATTTAAACGGGTGTAAAATGCACTTAACATCAGTTGCTCATAAAAACTTAAATAAAATAGATATCGAAGATTTTTCATCGTTTAGAAAAGTTTATTCTGGTCATATACATATAGTTCAAAGAAATAAAAACTTTACATTCGTGGGTTCTAATTTCCAAATGGATAGAAATGATATGAATGATCAAAAAGGAATAATGGTTTTAGACACAAATACAGGTGAAGAAAGATTTATAGAAAATAAAATATCTCCAGTATTCAAAAAAATAACAGTTAAAACAGAATCAGATGTAGCAGAATTAAATAACATAGATGATACTGATTATTTAGATTTATTAATTTCGAATACTCTTTTAATGGAGAATAGAAAAATTAGAAGAAAATTAGAAGTTATATTAGAACAGAAAAAATTTGAAACAATTGATTATATCGATGATGTTGTTCAAAAAGTAAATGAATCGACTGATAATGAAGAATTAGAAGATGAAGAAAATAGTTATGATATATCAATATCTCTTGATTATGAAGATTATATAAAAGAATATATCAATAAAATGAAATATAATAGTGATGAATTTAAATCGGGTTTATTAACAGAATATGATAAAATAACTGAAATATATAAAGAAGAATTTAAAAATAAAGTAAAATAAAAAAAACCCCACTAAAAAGTGGGGTTTTTTGTTTATTACTATAAATATTAGTTTAAGTAACCAGCAGTATCAGTAACTTGGATAGTCATGAACTGTTTTTGTGGGAAGAAACCAACCTCAGTAACTGCATATCTAGATCTTAATAAGATTCTTGGAGCAAAAGTTGCCTCAGAAATAATATTAATAGATTGAGCCATTAAGTAAGGCACAAAGATAATACCTGGTTGATCAGGATTGTTCTTTCTTCCTAAAACGATTCTGTTATCGTTATATTTCATATATGGATCAACATATACAGAAATATCACCGATTTGACCAACTGGATACAATTGACCTTGACCGTTTAATTTAGATTTAACTGGGTTAATAGTATAACCAGCGATATCTTGAATAGCAGCAGCTAAACCTCCGTTAGTTACTAAGTATTGAGCAGGACCTACACGACCTTCAGTTGCGATGTAGTTAGATGCGTGAGCAATCTTAGTAATTAATTTACGTTGAACCGCGTGAGTAGTTTCACCACCTAAACCAGTAGCAGCATAGTTTGTATTTAAGTCAAATACAGTTAAACCAGCAGACTTAATAGGAGCAGTAGATCTGTTTAAATCACCCATTTCGAAGATTTTAGCAACGATTTGTTTAGAAATTGTTTGAGATAACTCATTAACTAATACAGATTCCATTTTTTGAACGATATCCATACCAGTATTAGCTTTAATATCTTCGATTTCAGTTCTTCTTAAAGATGAACTAACTTCGATAGTACCAATCGCAACTGTTTTAGTTGAAATTTTTGGACCGATAACACCAGCATATCTACTGTCATCCATATCTCTATCCATTGGATAACTACCAGCAAAACCAGTATCCGCTTTCCAGTTAGCTGAAAAACCTGGGATATGATCTTCTAATGCAGATACTAAAGATAAAGTAACGTTAGAAACAGAAGCTGTACCAACTTGTGTAATCTGAGCAGTCATTGACTGTGTTGGATTAAAAGTGTTTTTAGTTTGGTCGAATATAAAACCACCAGTAGAAGCAACATTTGCTTGTCTGTAAGCTTTAAAAATAGGGAAACCATCAATTCTTGAGAAACCTAAGAACTCAACAGAACCAACTTTGTTATTAGCAATAGCTGAATCAGTAACAACTAAACCAGAAATAAGAGAACTAGCATTAAGTTCAGCAAAAATTCTACCATTTTGCAAACCACCAGTTGATTCAAAAATACCATTAGTAGTCATGAAAGCTCTAATATTAGTTTGAACAGTTGATAATTCAGTAAAGTTTAATTTAAAAACTTGAGGTCTTTCATCATTTTGATCTCTAGTATCATCGTATTGGAAATCGATATAAACTAAATCAATTTTCGGACCTGGAGACGGTTTAACCGCTACTAAATCCAAACCGATAGTTTGTGCTGCGATTTTCATTGCAACAGGTAATAAGTTTTGTCCTACATCACCTGAACCAACACTACCACCAGCTAATGTTTGTCCTGGGAAGCTAGACGGTTGTGCTGAAATAACACCACCCATACCTGCTATGTTTGCGTTAGCGTACGCGTTTTCGTTGATTGAATGATATTCAGCCATTTCTGACATCCACTCAACTCTGTCACCAGTTACTCCCATGTTTTCTAACACTGGAGACCACTTGTTAACAGCTTTCTTTTGATCAATTCTAATTTGTGCCATAATTAAATGTTCTTTTTTTTTATTTTTTTTGTTTTACAGATTTTTAAACTTCTCCATTATTGATTTCATCTCATTATCAGATAAAACATCCTCTTGGATAATATCTTGGTGAGAAATCAATTTTTTCGTAGTTTGTTCTGTTTTAAATTTTCTTGTATTCCAGAAATTATCGATTTGACTTTCGTTCATTAATAACTCCTCAGGATACAATTTCGCCTGTGATAAAATAGATTTCTTAGAACTTTCGTTTAATTGTTCCCATGATTTATTCATATTACTCGGCATTAATCTTAAAACTCTTTGTTCAACAGTTTCACTTTTATGAGATAAAGATTCACTAATTAGTTTTAATACATCTCTTGATGAGAAGTAGTCACTTTCGTTTATGTGTAACTTAACTAATTCTTGATCTCCATCAGATAATGAATAGAAACTATCCACTTGTGATTTGTTTAAGAATTTTAAGAAGTTTAAATCATTAGTCTCAGAAACTTTACGTTTCTTAGCCTCTGCGATTAATTTGTTTATAGATTCGGATAAACTATCTTCTGATTCTTCTTCGTTTTCAGAATCTTCAGTTGATTTATCATCACACTCTTCACATTCTTCTTCGTTTTGCATTTCATTATTTTTAGATTCCATTTTAGGTTCTTCCATATAAGTACCTTCTGCGGCATGTTCAGCTGCAATTTCAGCTTTTATCTCAGCAATTTCCTCTGGTGTTAATGGTTCTAAATTATAACCACCTGTTTTCATAGAAGGTTGTTCCATATCATCTTCCATTTCTATAGTATCCATTTCATCTTCCATTTCCATAGTATCAATATCATCTTCAACTTCTGGGAAATAACTTTCAAAAGCAGGAATTCCTTTTGATAAAGATTCATTAACAGAACCTCTTAATTTTTTAGTAATTATACCTTGTAACTCAACTGATTTATCTAAACTTTCAGCGATATACTCAGAATAAGAAATATTTTCTTCTAAGTTTTCAGCGATGTATTCAGAATAGGCAATGTTAGTATCCAAGTTCTCAGCGATGTACTCAGAGTAAGCAATGTTCTTATCTAAATTCTCAGCGATATATTCAGAATAAGCAATGTTCTTATCTAAATTCTCAGCGATATATTCAGAATAAGCAATGTTCTTATCTAAATTTTCCGCGATGTATTCAGAGTAAGCAATGTTCTTATCTAAATTTTCCGCGATATATTCAGAGTAAGCAATGTTCTTATCTAAACTCTCAGCAACATACTCAGAATAAGCGATTGATTTTTCTAAATTTTCAGCTAAATAATCATTATGTTTAATAATGTTGTTTTGAGTTTTCTTTAATTGAATGTTCTCATTAACAACTACTTGAACTTTTTCAGCCAAATAATCTAAATATTGAACCACCTTAGCAGAAGAATTATTCAACTCTTCGTAGTATTCCAATAATTGTTCTAATTTTTTAGGTTCTACACTACCTTTAGTGATTGCTGAATTAACTTGTTTTTTAACAGCAGCTACTTGTTCAACTAAATACTTAGAGTAATCAGTCAACTGATTTTTAGTTACATAATCTTTGTTCATATTAAATAATTGATTTATTTTTGATTCATCAGACATTTCATAAATTCTGAAGTTTGTTTTATTATCGGACTTAAATCCTAAAGATTCATTGATTGATTTAACAGACATTTTAGCAGAAGCAAAACCAGGATCCGCTACGATATCATAAGTAAATAATTTTTTAAGAGTAACCGAACCATCAGATTCAGTAACACCAGCTGCTCTTGAAGAAACGAATATAGGACATTCATCATCAACTAAAGCCCTAGCTTCTTTACCCCAATGAGTAGTAAGTAATTTTATTTCTCCTTTAACAAGATTTGATTCTTTTATATAATCAGCTTTTCTGATAATATGAGAAGATTTAGATAAAGAAGTATCAAATACATCTGGGTGATCATATTCACCATAAACTACTCCTAAGTCTTTCATCCTAGAATTAAGTTCGTTTAATGCTGGTAAAAACTTTTGTGCTGTGTAAACTCTTTCGTTTCGATTTTTTACATCAAATTCAGTGAATATACCAGACAAAATATAGTCTTTCTTACCACTAGCATTTTCCTGTATTAAGGAATTTGTAGAATTTTCAATGATTAAAACTGGTTTCATTAAAATAGTATTATTTTTATTTATTATTAGTATATATAATTAAAATTTAACACTTTTTTTAATGATAAGATTTTTTATCGTTAAAGTCAATAAAATAGGGAAAAATTATTTTTTATATATAATTAAAAAATAAAATAAAATGATATTAACAAGAGAAATTGAAATAATTGTAACCGAAAAAAATATAGATTATTTTGAAAATCTAGGATATGATGTTATGAGTGGTGAATCAATTATGTTACCGATTGAACTTTTACAATCAGGTTCGAATAAAAAAATATTATGTCGTTGTGATAGTTGTGAAAAAGAAAAATTAATTATATTTAAAAATTACATAAACTATGGAAATAAGTGGGGTGAATATTCGTGTAGAAAATGTTCAGAATCGAAAAGAAAAAAAAGTTTAATCGAATCAGTTGGTGTGGAATATCCGATTCAAAACAATGAAATAAATAATAAAATTAAAAACACCGTTATTAATAAATACGGTGTTGATAATATAAAAAAAATTAAAAAGAAAAATTAAAACTCAAATCCACCACCTTCATCACCACCAGTTGGTTCTTCTCCACCACCACCTTCATCACCACCCGTTGGTTCTTCTCCACCACCACCTTCATCACCACCTGATTCACTACCACCTTCTCCTGGTTCAGCAGATCCAGCACCTGATGATTTCATAGCCCAGTATTTTTCATTCTCAGCTTTTTCCTCTGGAGATAATTGGAATATTCTATCCATTATATAATCTATATGGAAATAAGGTCTTTCCTCATCACCATCTTTTGTAGTTATACCGGTTAAAGTACTTACTATTTCAGCTTTTTTACTAAGATTGTTTAATTTTTTCCATTCCTCAAATACCTGATTTGAATTAAATTTAATATCGATTTGATTTAAAAAAACTTCATCTTCTCTTAATTCGGGAAAATCTATCATTAATTGTATTTTAATTGGTTTAACAATTAATTCTTTAAAATTCGCCCTTAATCTTCTAATAAAATTATGAAATTTAATTTCATCCCTAGTCATTTCCGAAGCATCATTAGCAACATTACCACCACCATTTTCAGATTCGAATCTACCCAATGGAATTTTAGAAGCTCTTTTAAGTGCTTTATAAAACCAATCCAACATTGTTTGATCGTTTAAATCATGTCCTTGGGGTGATGTTAATTCCATACTAGGTTTTCCTGAATCACCATCTGGAAACCATAATTGTTTATTATAAGGTAAATGTTTACTACCATTCATTCTAACAGTTCCTAACGAATCATCCCATTCAACTTCTTCTGAATAATCAGCTATTAATTGACCTATCTGTTCTTCCACTTTTTGTCTAGACATACCTTTAACTGGTATAGTAAATACTTGATAAATAGAAGCATTGATGATATTAAACATTATTCTAGTTTGTTCTAAAATCTTTAATTGGTTATAAGGTCTTATCAAACCTTCTACATAAGAAACTTCACTAAAATCGTTTTGAGAAGAATAAGATATATAAATAATTTGTGAGTCTAAGAATATTCTTCTTAACTGTGGATCTTCTGGATATTGAATCCATAAGTTACCGATAGATCTATCATAAGCAGGAACTAAAGTATCTGGTCTTAATCGATTAAATCCAATAATATTTTTGTTTTTATCATCATAAATTATCTCAATAGCGATATAACCATCGATTAAAAAGTCTTTCATATAATTATATGCACTTATACTATCAGAAAACCCCATTCTATTATAAACCTTTTCAAATACTTCTTGATATTTATCTGTTATTTCAACCGAATATCCAGTAGATAAGGATTTTGGTTCACAAAAATCTCTATCATCATCATAAACAATAGCTTCATCTGCTATAATAGAAACGAAATCTCGTATTTCATCTTTAATTGCATATTCTCTAAGAATTCTTTTTTTATCAGAATATGATTTATCTAAATAAGGAATTGATTTTCTATCTAAAGTCGCTGATATTGCCCTACGAGAGAAAAAATCATACATAGAACTCCCCTTAGAAGACATTGGATCTTCATTCACCCCAATACCGATTTGGTTTTTAAGAACCATATCATCATATTTCATACCGAAAGATGATACTTGTCTAAGTAATCTAGAAAATAATCCGGTGTTTTGTTGTTCCGAATATCCTATTTCACTTTGGTTATTAAAAGGATTATATGATGCCATTAAAAAATATTTTTCTTTATATATTAAAAAAGTTAGTCCCTAAAAATATTTAACCATATTTTTCTATACTTTTTTGAATTCGCTTGATATGACCTTTCATTTGTTCATATTTCATAGATATATCTTGTTCTATGTTATACATTTCATCTAAAGCCATTACCATTATTTCTTTATGTCTTTGTTCTTTGGTTTGTAGTTTAACTTCCCATATACTCATTAATTTATTAGGATCATATTTAACTATTGGGTGTTGATGATATAAAAATCTATGTAAAACAGATAAAGATATTTTATGAACGAATTTTATTTGTTTAGAATTAAATTCAACCAATGAATATTCAAAACCTATTTTCAATAATTCCAAATAAGAGCCTTTAAAATCAACGTTAAGTGGTTTTTCTTGTTCTATATCTTTTTCGGTTATAAATTTATCAAAGAGTTTAACTCTTAATTCGATAGGAATAAAATTAAAATTAATAGCGATTAAAATTATTTTATCTTCGAATTTTTTATAATCCACTACAAAAACAGGAGCATATTGCATCCAATTCGAATCATCGTAGTAATGGAAAAAATAAAAATTACCCGGATATATATCAGATATAGATATATTTTCAACTTCTTCTGTGGATGTTTGATATTTTTCATAAAAATAAATCGAATTATTTTTAAAATTATCTGGTACTCCATTACCATTTACTAATAAACTAAGATTTAATTTGTCTAATAAAACTCCCATTCTTTATATATAAAAATAAAAAAACCAATGCAAAACGTTTTAAGTAATAATAAAAATTATCACCAAGGTATTTATATACCGAAAAATAAAGATAAAGTAGTTAAATTAAATGCTCAGGGTGGATTAATTTATCGTTCTTCTTGGGAAAAAACTATGATGATATGGTTAGACAATAAAGAAAATATATCTAGATGGGGTTCAGAATGTATATCTATACCTTATCAAAAAACACATTTCGATGGTGGTGACTTAAAAGTTAAAACCCATACGTATTATTCGGATTTTTATTATGAAATGGATCGTGAAGATGGAACTAAGGAAAGAGTTGTAGTGGAGGTTAAACCTATGAAGGAATATAACATGGTATTGGCTTTACAAGAAGGAAAATTATCTGTTCCAGAGGTTAGTGGAAAAAAATTAAAAAACTTTGAATATGATTTAAAAATGGCTTATTCGAATCAACAAAAATGGAATACAATGATTGAATTTTGTAATAAAAAGGGATATAAGTTTATTATAATAACAGAAGAACATATTAAACGATTGAAACGTTAAAAATCTTTGAATCTTCTTAATCTATTATTATAACTTAGATCATAAAAATTAGTTTCGAAACGGTTTAATCGATTCGATGTAACTAAATATGTAGTTAATGTTTTTATTTTCGATTGGGTATCTTTTATTATAATGTCTTTTAAATATTCATCGGTGTTGAATAATATTTTTCTAAAAAATGTATTGAAAATACTCATTCCAGATATATCAGATCTACTATCGTTATAATAATAAAGATCATCTATACTGGTTAATTTTTCATCGATAAAACTATTATCATTGGTTTTATATCCAACTAAATGTTGTAGAAAAATTTTCATTTTTTTATATCGAATCAAATCACTATCATTCATAGCAGTAGTGTTCTCAGATAAATAATAATAATCTCTTGGTTTTATTTGATTAGATCTTAATATACTATCCAATTTTTCAATCATTTTTTCATAAAAAGGATTTTTCATTTTAGAACAAATTATATAAACAATATCTTTAGTTCCAAATAAATGTTTGATAGGATCTATATTTATTTCGAATTTCAATTCATCTTTAAATTCACTAAAATCAAAAATTAGATTACTAGGATTAGTATTAAACTTTTTACATAATATTTTTATTTTATCATATATTGGTTTATTAAAATAAAAATATTGACTATCTATTTTTAACTTTAAATCTTGGTTTAGATATAATTTATTTTTTAAAACATTATAATCAGATCTACTAAATTTAAGTATAGTATTATCAGGTTTAGTTTTATCTACTAACCTAACTTGTTGGTTGGATTTAAAAAATAAATCTATGTCAAAAAAATGTGCCGTCATTAGTTAGTTCTAAATATATAATAATCTACTCCATCAACTCTATGATTATTCTCTACACCATCATAACTAGCTAAGATATGTCCAAATCCATCAGTTTCTATAATTTCTTCTATAAATTTATCTTTATCTATATAATCCTCCAAATATTTGCTTAATTGTTTACCATCATAACCCATATCTTTTAAATAACCAATAGGATCGTCCTCTATCTCCGATTTTTTATCAGATAAAAATGAATCAAAACCAGACTCACTCATTTCCCAATAATCATCATCATTTTCATCTTGAATATATTGTGACTTATCATATAAATCACTTCTTTGTTCTTCTAGTTCATCTAATAAATCTTCATCATCCGATATTATATTACCTTCTAAATTAGATAATATAGATTCTAGGTTCGATACATATTCTATTATTTCTTCTTGATCCATTGAATCTAACATTTTTCTAAGATTTGAAATATATTCATCATTATCTTCGTTTTTATTTATCGATTCAATCTCAGATTTAATATCTTCGTTGGTATCGATTTTAAATAAAAATTTAATTATATCGGTTACTTCATCGATTCCTTTTCGTGTCAATCCAGCAGATATTCCATAATCCTTCCATTCATCTCTCCAATAATCTTCATCATTAGATGCTATATCTTCTGCGATTTTTTCAGAATCTACATAATATTCTATATTCATTCTAAAACCATCATAACCTATATCATCTATAAGGGATTCTATTGAATCATAAGCAGAATCATGTGATTCATCATAATCACCAACTGCCCATTCAGAAGATCCATCGGTATAAACATCTAATCGATAATGTGTATAAGTATCTTTGAATAAAACATCATAAATATCTTGACCCGATTCTTCATCTATTTCTATATCACCGTTTTCTATTAAAAATTCTTTAATAGCAATAGCTTTTGGATCACTTTCAAATAGTTCTTCTTCTCTATGTTGTTCAGCCCTTTCTCTTCTTTCTCTTAACATTCTTTGGTGTCTTTCTCTCTCTTCTCTTTCTTTAGCTTCATCTTCTTCATATTTTCTTAATTGAATCTCATCAAGATCTGATTTATCGGGTCCTTTTAAATAATCAATATTAGATATGACATGTTTAGGCATTTTTGTTTTTATATCGACATTATTAAAATCAAAAGCAGAAGTTATCATATTATTCATATCCACTGTATATGCAGTAAAATATTTAGGATCGGATAATTCTAAACCAAAGTTCCAAACAAAATATTGATTCCTTGGAACATCGGAAGTATACCTAGACCACATCGAAGCTTGATTAACTATACACCAGTTATTTGATCCAATCAATTTAGACCCTTCATATTTTTTAATCTTAGCTATGATTATTTCATTTTCTTTATCATCAAAAACAACTTCATATAATTCTGGAGTTTCGGTTAAAACTTGTATAACAGAATCATAATTACTAAATCCTTTATATTTTTCTATATAATCTTCTATTTCAAGTAAAAGGGTTTCAAAATCTTTTATCTTAGATATGTTTCGATAAAAACCTTTTTTATTTTTAATATCATAGAATTGATCCGCTAAATTTCTAAATTTATCATCCTCTATATCCACAAAACTTTGTTGTTCCTTGGGTAATTCTTTATAAAAATCTAATACCTTTTTATCAGATAAAATTTCAACTATTTCATCAGATAATTCCTCAAATCTATAAGACAATGGATTTTTATTTAATTTTTTAGAATCATCGGATCTTAAAAAACTAATCAATTTATCCAAATCATTTAATGAAGCAGATTGTTCAAAAAAGAAACTTGTAAATAAACCTAGATAAGATGTATTTGAACCAACTATTCTTTTTATTTCTTTAAAATTATCATTATTAGGATCTAAACCCTTTTCAGATAATATAGTTAAAGCTTGTTGTTTATTTTCTTTTAATAAAAAAGATTGAGATAATTTTCTTATTTTCATATTATATATTCTTTTTAACTCTGTCTAATATTCTTTTGTCGGTATCATTGTAAATATCTCTCAAAGTAGGAGTATTTTTTGATGAATCAAACTCGTTTATACCTAAATTAAATAATGCTTGTCCAAAACGAATCGATGGATTTTCATTTAAATAATCAGATAAGATTTGTAATATTTGAACCGATTCATTACTAGTAGATTCTTTTAAAGATTTTAATTTATCTTCGATTTCACCTATACTAGTATCATCCATTTTATTGGTTGTTTTATTAAACTTTAATTTTTTATTACCAATTATTTGATGATTCTGTGAGTTCTTAACATAACCTCTTTTAAAAGATTCTAAATCTTTTTTATTTTCAAAATCATTAAATTTAATCACCTTATTAACATTATAGTTCGGTGTGTTGTCTCTGTAAATTCCCATTATTTATTTTTTAATTTTTTATCAAGTATTCTAGCTATATTCGAACCAATAACAAAATGTATATTAGTTAAAGTGTCGGTTTCAACTATTTCTGATTCTTCCATAAAATCAAATTTTAATTTATAAACCTTTTTCTTATCTTCTTCTTCTGATTTTTTAATAGAAAGATCCATAAAATAATTATCGTTTATATTTATTTTAAAATTAAATCTAGTATTCTCACATTTAGTTACTTTAAATTTTGGTTCATATTCAACATCAAATATCGAATAATCCGTAACATTAGATAATCTCATATAATGATTTAAAAAAACCGCAGATGCGTTATTAAAATCTGATAATATTAAAATATCTTCACCAAATTCATTATCTCTTAAAAGTTGTATTATTTTATTTTTCAACTCCATAGATGAATCAAAATCAATTTTGTGATAGATACAGTTTATATCATATAAATAATGAAAATATTTTTCTACAACGTTTCTTTTTTCTTTATCTACTTTAAATATAAATTTAGTATGTATAACCGATGATTCATCCGTAACTAAACCATGAATAGATATAACTAATTTATATCCATTATCGATGGCTTCATATACAGTATCTACGGATTTAACTAATCCACCTTTTTTATCAAAAATATCTTCTATTATTTGTTCTAATTCTGATATCAACATTTTATTTAAATTGTTTTATATAAATTTTTCTTTTCATATCAATAACATTTGATATATATCCATTTCTTCTTAATAACTTAAAAACTAAATTTCCAGTTCCAAATTCACCTTCTTCTAATCCTCTTTTTCGAGTTGTTTTAATCTTATCCCAAACCTTATCCAATTTAGTTTTTATTTCATCGATTGGTAATTTATCAAAGTTTGATTCAATATCATCAACCATTATCATAATTGGTTCTGCTTTATCGTGGATTTCTTTCTCATTAGGTTCAAATACCTTTTTCTCAGGTTTAACGTTCCATTTATCCTTTAAAACAGAATAAACACCAGTAGAAGTATGTGATTCTGATTCGTCTTGAATATAAAGTTCAACTTCATAACCCGATATTTTTATATCATATTCCATTGTCCATAATTTCTTAGCATATCCGGTTAATTTTTTAACCATATCATGATCCTCACTTATATCATTAAAATCAACAACGATATGTAAATCAAAATCGGAATATTTTTCAGACCAATTGTAATTAGCTAATGATCCAGTTAATATAATATCTTTTATTTTAGCCTTTAAATCAGTAGATTCATAAAAATCATAAGCTATTTGTAACAAATCTTCTCTTATATCAGATTTTAATTTAAACCCATCCCATATAGCAGGATTTAGTTCATCCTTTATATAAAAGGACTTTATGGGTTCAAATGCGTTTTGAGTTATATATTCATAAAATTTTAACATAACTTATATATTAAAATTAATTATCAAAAATTACTTATTTTCAATAATGTATGGATAGTGGGGATATTTTCTATGATCTATTTTTTTCTT